AAAGTTCCTGCTACTCCTTCAAATTGTAAAGTCCCGTTGCCATTTATTGTGAAATTATCTGCTCCTGCATCTCCAAATGAAAAATCACCCGTTACTGTAAAGTCTCCTTCAACAGATACATCATCTTCAAATGTTACCTGCTCAGACCATAAATAAGGTCCGACACGGTAAGGGGGTGATGCGGGGTTTTTGTTTGTTGCTCTTAATCCTAAACCTGCCATTCATATCACCTCAGTTAAAATTGCAAATCTCTTATTTTTCCTTGACAAGCAATCATTCTACATCTTAATTGTCCTGATGTTACTAAAACTGCTTGATTTGCTAATTTATTTATTTCAATAATAGTTCCATTTTTCATTCCAGCTTCAAAATATTGAGTTGGTTCTGCAATATCTAAACTCAATCTTGGAATACCTGAACCTTTAGGGTCTGAAATATCTAATAGATATATCTTTGAAATACTATTTGCGCCTGCATTATCCGTTACGTGAGTGCTCTTTAATCCAATTAAAGGTCTCTTAAATAATGTAGAAACTGTAAAACCTGCTTCTTCTCCTTTCTTTGTTGTTATTCCATTTACTGTTGCTGTTACATTTGCTGTGCCCATATATCTTTGTTGGTCTTGGAATAATGATTCAATAGCATTTACTGTATCATTTCCAGTTACCCAAACTTGACCTTCTGGGTTTGCGCCTGCATCTACTGTTGCAACGATTAATTGTTTTAATAAAGTTACAGTTAAGTCTCTGTCTACACCGCTGTTTTCTAAAACTTGTGCATCTGCCCAAGAATATGCTGCATCGCTTCTATCAATTCCCCAAATATCTGCATCGCCTGCATCCAAACAATTATCTTCTTCATCTTTACTTGAAACAATTCTATCAATAGATTCTAATCCAGTTGTTATTACTGTTGTTGCATCTGCTAATAAATATTGTTGCATTAAATCTCTATGTTGCATAGCATAATCTGCTTGTAAATCTGCAATAGCTCCTATTGTATCATCATCTCCTCTTGCTAAAAGCTCTTGGATATGTGAATCTTCCCAGAATGTTACGTGATGTGCTGGTTTTGCAGATAATTCGTGATAATCAAATTTATCTGTGTCTGGTAAAGCTCCGTTTTCTCCAACTCTTGCTGATGCAGTTGGTGATGCGGTTATTACTCTCCAACCTGATTGTTTATATACTGTTTTTGGTAGTAAACCAGTTAATTTATCTTCCAACATTATCTGCATAAAAACTTTTGGTCCATAAACTGCGTTATAAACACCAGTTGTAGTTGATATTATTGGGTCATCTGATTTTGTAATATCAACATCCATTCCTCTTTTTCCATAACTAACTTGCATTAAATCCCAAATACTATTTACGTGTGAATTTACCATATCTAATCACCTTCTTTCTCCTTCAATTCTAATTTTTGCTATATCTCTATAACTTAATCCTTTTATGGATATACCTGCTATCTCACTTTTTTTTATTGGTCTTTCTGATTCTACTTTTGTTTTTTTAACTTCTTTCTTTTTGACTTCCATTTTTGTTTTTTCTTTTTCGTCTTCTTCTTCTTTTTCTTCTTTTGGTTTTTCTTCTTTTATTGTTTCCTCTGGTTCTTCTTTTGGAGTTTCTTCTTTTGAAACTTCTAAAGCTCCAATTCTATCACTTAACTCTTTAATCATATTAACTAAATCTTCAAGTGAATATTCTTTTGGAGTTTCTACCTCTGGAACAACATCTTCTTTCTTTTTGTCTCCCATTTTAACACCTCTTATATTTTCCTCTTTATTTTCCTTTGGTTCTTCTTCTGTTTTTAAATAAGAACAAAAAACTTCTGGGTTTTCTTTGTCTTGGTTATTTCTAACACAATCATCAAAATTCTTATAATCTCTCGTTTGTTCTTCATCGGATTTTGCAATACTAACTGCTGTTATTAATGATTTTTCATTTGCTGGTCTTTTAACAAGTGAGAACTCAAACCCTTCTATATTTTTTAATATAGTTGATTTTATATTTCCATTATCTTCAAACTCAATCTCACTATTTTCTGCCCTACCGCCAAAACTTAAACCATTATATACTCCTCTTTGCAAATCTTTCCAAATCTTGTTGTCAGATTCATAAGTATCAAACATTTTTGATATTACATACACTCCATATAAGTTTTCTTCTGTTTTTTCTATTTTTAAATCTAATATATCCGCTATTGGTTTATTTGAATGCTCTAAATGAATCTGTGGTTTTCTCAACATCATATCTTTTAAAATTCTTTTAAATTCATCAATAGGTATTCTTTCCATTTGATTGTCTACAATATCAACTGTGCCCCAACTTTCAAATATACGCGCTTTTGAATCAATAACTTTTATATCTCCTTTGTATATATTTCTCATTTAACCCCCTCATTTATAACTCTGTCCATAGCTGGCCTTAAATATGGCTGTGGAGGAGTTCCTTTTTTTGCTATCTTTTTTTGTATTGGATATGCTAATTTTTCATTTTTTAATCTTCTTCTTGCCCAACCCAATAATGGTTTAATTGGCATCCAGTGAGGGCTGGTTCCATATTCTACTGCTGAAGCATAGGGTGCATCATAAACTATTTTATGATTATTTCCACTGTGTAGTGCCTTTCCACTTTTTAATAAGTTAGATTCATCAGAAGTTGCCCTTGATATTCCATCTACTATTTTTGTCTTGGTGAGTTCTTCTTGGGAATATTGGAAAATTTTATCTGTGATATCTCTAACAATCTTCTGAACTTCTTTGTCAATTTTCTCTATATCTCTTGATTGTATTTTAAATCTTATTTCCATCAAACAACCCTCACAAACGTATGTCTACAATTTATATGTGGAGTAAATGCTCTATCTGATTTATAAGTATTCTTATCTGAGTTATTAGAAATTATACTTTTTAACTCTTTCATACTTACTCCACCTTTTGTTAATTCTTCTATTTTTTTACAATATTCTGTTGTCCTATTATCGTTTGGTCCAATCCATTTGTATTTAAATTCCTCTCCTTCTGCCTCTGCTTTTTCATAGCTTTTCTCCCTTGCTATTGTTGATATATTGTGTGTTTCTGTTCTTGCTATTGTTCTTAATCTTCCTACTGTTTCGTTTGTTCTTTCGCTCATTTCATTAACTATTTTATCAATTCCATACTCATTTGGATTTTTATATGATTTTAATAAAACTTCATTTAAAGTATCTGATAAACTATTCTCATAATTATCATATGCTTGAATAAGAAAATCTGAGTTCTTAAAATCTTCTATTGTTTTATAATCATCAGATTGGAAACCTATATCAAAACCTACATCTTCCTCAACCTTTTCTATTGTTTTTTTATAAACACTTTCTAAGTTTTCCCCTACTAATTTTTTTAATTCCTTTCTTATATCCTTTGATATTTCTTTTGAAAGTTCTTTTAAACTTCCAGTTGTTGATGCGCCTTTTATTTTATTAACATATTTTTTTATTAATTTATTTATTTGATTTATTAATTCTCTATCATCTGTTTTTTTAACTTCTTCTTTTGAGAAATTTACTGAATTAAAACCTGAACTTTGTTCTTGTCTTTTCCCTATACCAGAGAACTTAAATTCATCCTCATCTTCAATTTCTGCTTCAAATCCTGCATTAACCATTCTTTCCATATTACTTATTCTTAATCCTTCGTTCTCTAATTTATATTTTTCGTCTTCTGAGGATTTTTCTAATAATATTAAATCATAATCAGTTATTTCTAAAAGCTCCAATAATCTTGGAAACATCATATTATTGTAAATTCCTTTTCCTTCTTTAATTGCTTTTTGTGTTACTTCAACTTGGGTTCCTTCTGAATTTAATCCACCTACACCCGCCATATCTCCTTGAAATAAAGGCATTATACCATACCAAGCTAATATATTTCTTCTTAATTCACTTCTTATTTCAATATACTCCATATCTTTTAATCCAGGCATAAATTGTATATAATTTGCAATATTCTGTAAAGAGTTATTCTCTCCTGGCTGTATTGGAATTAATACTGGATTGGCTGGGTCTTCTTGTTTTTGTTGTTTTGCTAATTCCCAAGTTTCTTTCCAACTTTCTAAATTAGATATTTGCACAAATAATAATCCTGGTATGCGCCCATACTTAAAATATTTTTCAACTGTGTGTTCCATTTCTTCTAATATCTTTATTTTTGGAAGTAGTGTTGCTAATGGAGGATATCCAACTGTTATACTTGGAAACCACTTAGAAGAATGAACTAACTCATTTTTAAATATTGGATATTTGCTCCCTTCTTCTTGTATTGCATACCAACCAATATTAAATGTTGATAAACCGCAATCATTACAAATAGTTGTTTCTTTATTATCATAAACTTTTCTACACTTAGGGCAGGCCATTACTTTAATTCCTTTTTCATTATATCCTAATCTGTTTCTATTATCTACAACCCATTCAATTTGTGTTGGGTCAGTTCTTAATAATTCAGTTGCAGTTCTTTTTATTAATTTTTCTTCTTCAAAATCATACTCAAAATTTATAAATAAATATCCATCATCTAATGTATCCAAATCGTTTTCTATTTCTCTTAAAACTTCTTCTAATGTTTGACCATTTTTATTTGCTTTTTGTATAAAAACCTCTAATCTTTCCTTTTGATTTATATCTGGTTCTCTTAAAAGTTCTCCACATACATCACATATTTCTAAATCTTCATCTTCGTATTTCTTTTGACAATTTGGACATATTTTAAGGAATGCAGGAGGAACATCTAATCCTTCCTTGAATATATCTCTCTTTAAAGAATTAATTGCTAATGTGACTATATCAGAATTTTTTGAATAATCTTGCAACCAACATAAATTTCTTGAATTTCTTTTGAATTTAAAAGCAGGTTTTGACAACATCGGTCTTTCAAATGAATCGTTATCTTTTTTTAAGGTATCTTTTATAAGCTGACGCATATACCCATCTTTTTCGTCGGCTTTAAATATTTCATATCCAAAAATTTTCACTGGCGCACCCTTAAATTTTTAAGGTAAATCTATTTACCTATGTATATTAAAAGCATATAGTATTTAAACATATCGTATAAAGTGGTATAAAATTAAAAATTAAAACCAATCTACTGGTATTTGAACTGGTTTTCCAAAGTTTTGTGATGGTTTTATAGAACCAGCACAAGCAAGAATTAATGAATCTCCGAAATCTGGAGACTTATCTTCTGGGTCTATTATTTTTATTTTCCCCCCGCTCGTTACTTCATACTTCATAAGATTTAATTCTTTTATAAGTTGTTTATTATTTAATATTGATATATTTCCATCTTCAAATAAAGTTCTTAAATTCCAATAATACTGTGCCTTTCTATTAAGAAATCTTTCTTTTGAAAATGTCGGGGACATTCCAACCTTTACTCCTTCTGCTTTAAATTTCATTTCTTTTAATCTATCTAAAACTCCTTTGCCTACTCCTATTGAATCAACATATATACTTTCTTCCTTTGAAGTTAAATATTTTTGTATTTCTCCAACTGTTTGCATCGTATCTGCTTTATGCCAGCTTTTAATATCAATCATTTTATATATATTACTTTCTCTTTCCATTTTTGTTAAAACAGTTAAATCCCTTCCAGCTTCTGCAATATCTGCGCCCCATTCTATTTTTGGTTCTTTAAACTTAAATTCTCTTTCTACTGCATTTTTTATCCATTCCCATTTAAATAATGCGTCTGAAGTTTCGTCTGGGAATTCTGCCTCATATAATACTTTAAATTCTATTGGAGTTAAATCACTTCTTTGTTCTTCTAAAAAGTCCTTAGATATTCTTTCCTCTTTTAATCCAATATCATAACCTATTTTTATTTTTTTATGGATATTATCGTTTGGAATTATCCAGTGCTCCCACATTTGATTATCTTTATTCCAAGGATTCCCAACTTCAATCAACATACTATCTTTTGAATCACCAAGCATTCTACTTATCTTCTGTCTATATGTTTCGTGTTTTATTAAACAACTTTCATCTAAGACAACAACATCAAACCCAAAACCCATAAGTCGCTCTCCAGTTCCTTCTGCGCTTAAAACATCTAAGGTTAAATTATTTTTAAATGTTATTCTGGTTTTACTTATTTCTTTTTTTAATCTCTCTACTCCAGTTAAATCTAAATCAAGTAAAGAAATTAATAAATCTGATTTTAATAAAAAATCTACTATATAGTTTCTTAATATGGCTGTTTGTTTATTTGTTGGTGCTATTAAACCTATTTTCTTATTTTTATTATAAAGAATGTATAGGAGAATACCCAAAGCTACACAAAAGGTTTTGCCATACCTTGTGAATGCGCTTATAACTATTCTTTTGTGTTCCTTAAAAGCAATCTCTCTGACTATTTGTTGTTGGTTATATGTTAAATTTACTCCAAATAACTCTTTGCATAAAAACTTTACATCCTTATTTAATATCGCTTCATTCTCCCAGCTCATTCTTTCTTTTCCTCTACTTGTTCCTCTTTGTGTTTTGCTTCATATTCTTTTTTTATCTTTTCAACGTTTATTTTATATTCTTTAATATCTCCCTTTACTTTTAATTCTATTTTATCCCCTAATTTAAACTCTCCAAATTCATAACCTTGCATTCTTACTTGGCTTTTCATATTTACTTTGCCTTTTTCATCTTCCAAAACACATATAACATCCCAAACCATAGGGTCTATTTTTGCATTTCCACCATTTATTGTTTCTGACATAAACTTCTTTATACTCATTACTCTCATTTTCATTTAATCACCTTTCTTTTTTTTAAATATTCTTCATAATTCCTTTGTAATCTTTCTGTTATTGCTATTGGTTCTTCTTTTGCAGTTAGATTTAAAGTTGTTTCTTCAAATCCCATTACTTTTGCTTCTCTTGTTAATGCTAATTTTAATAATTCAGTTGCTTCTCTTTTTGTTAATTTATTTAATTCCTCTCGATTAATAGCTCCACCTTCTGTTATTAATTCCTTAAACTTTGATGCTCCTATATTTCTTAACATCTTTATAATACTTAAATGTTCTTCTAATGTTTTTATTTTTGATTGTTCTTTTCTTCTTAATTCTACATTAATCCAATGGACATCGTGCTGTGCTGCCCTCTCAACCCAGTTGTATTTTGAACTCCATCTGTGCATTAAAGTATTTGATTTTCCTAACGTTTTTGCTACCTTGTCTGAACTTCGTATTTCAGCAGGTAGGTCTCGGTATTCACAAAAAGCGTGATATGCCTTTGTTGATTCCTTTCCTACTCTTTCATTCCATATTGACATATTCCATCAACTCCCATTTACACGTTATCCCCCGTGGTTATAACAAACTCCACTGAGGTTAAATCTATTTTTGTTGTATTTAACTATTTCCTAAATAAAAATCTAAAAGTTTTTTAAATATTATCCAAGACTTCTCTTGAAACTTTTCTTCTGTTGAGAATAATACTCTTGCAGTATCCAAATCTTCTTTTCTTATTGATATACTTGTTTTAATCATATTAATTCACTCCTTTGACGGCTTCTATTTTTGTTTATTATAAATTTATAAGCTAAAAATATTTAAATGTATCTATTTATTTACTTTAATTCACTCCATTTAATCTTATGTGTATTTATGGTCTTTTTATAACTACTTTTTCATATATTACTGTTGGTTTAAAAAAATCAATTAAATATTCTTTAAACTTCTTTGTTTTAACTTTCCCACAAGTAAAGTAATCAATAAAAACACTTTTATGTTCTGGGTATGTATGTATTGATGCATGACTTTCACTTATTAATATTAATAGAGAATATCCTTGTGGTTTATATTTTTTATCTACAAATGCATCTATATGTGCTCCAGATGATTTAACTGCATCTTTCATAACCTTTTTTATTGTTTTGTAGTCTTCTAAATCAAACTCTGTTTTAAATGATATTAATAAATGTTCTCCTTTAAACCTCATTTTCATCTTCCTCTATATTTATATTCTTAAACTTTATATCTCTTATCTTTTTTATATCTCCTTTATAGAATACTAACACGTTTTGGTGCGCTCTACCTACCTTTCTGCTTTGTGTAAATGGTCTTCCAACCCTTAATGAAAGTGTTGGTGTTGAATTTAAAAGGATAATTTCATTATAATATTCTGCTCCTGCTTCTTTAAACCAATTTATAACCTTAGGAACAAAGCATCTAAAATTACCTTTTTTATTTCTAACTTCACTTATAACATAAACTGCAAATCTATTATCTTTTAATTTTTTAACTCCCTCTATAATACTATATTTAATAACCTTTTCAAATTCCTCATCTTCCATATTACTTACATCTCTTGGGTCATCACAATATTCTTCTAAATCATAATAAGGAGGACAACTAAATAATAAATCAAATTTTTCTTTTAAATGGCTATTCATATCCATAACATCACTACATACCATATTTACATTATCTAATTCATATTTATTTAAATTTTTATTCGTATGGTCTATTTGCTCTTGTCTTAATTCTATTCCAGTTAAATTAAAAC